TTTCCTTATGAACAAGAAACGAAGTGGTAAAGGTTTACCTAAACCTGATAAAAAGCAGAACTGCTCTTTTAACCCTGATGTTATAAGCGATACGATACATCAGATTCTTAAGGTCGATCTTGCTAACTCTGTACTACGATTTAACGAAGTAATGAGTCCAGAGCAAGAATTCTTTGTTAGGACACAAACTCGTGACTTTAAAAGAAAATACAAAACAAACTCCAACGCCGAAAAGAACAAGGACAAGACAAAAACTGCAGCCTTTAAAAAGCTTGCAGCTGTCCTTGATCATTTGGCTAATGTCGTTGATAACGTGCAGTTTCCTGACGTTACTCGCCGATCGTTATCCAGTTTTTCTGACCTTGATCGATCGCTTTTACGCGCTCGAGCCAAGTGCCATGAAATTCTTGGTGAGTTTGATCTTTTAGAGGTGTTTGAGCGGTGTCGGCACAGTGGTGGAACGACCCAAGGTGTTTCGTACGAAAGATCGTCGAACATTGAGGATAAGTTCCAGTTTCCCATTAGTGCTACAAAGGGTTCGAGGGTACTTTTTAAACTCTATATGGAATATGATACACAACTGTGTGATATTTTGTTACGCCAAAATGGCGTCACACGTGAGTATTTCTCCAGTTCAGAAGTTTTTAAAGAGTCCGAAGGATCGCGTTTTACAAGCGTAGATAAGAATGATGAAGTTGATCGCATTATAGCCATTGAGTCTACTGCTGGTATGTATTTACAGCAAGGACTTATGGATATTATGGTAGATCGCCTTCGGCCTTATCTTGATATTACGAAACTACAAGAACGACATAAATTTTTAGCTTGGCTAGCATCTGTGTGTCCCGAATTATTGGGAACAATAGATTTTAGTTCGGCGTCAGATTGTATACTAACTTGTTTAGTAAAATTTCTGTTACCTCCAAAATGGTATAATTATTTATGGTTGACTAGGAGCCATTACGGTCGTTGGACCGATGGATCTTATGTTGAGTTACCGATGATTTCCACAATGGGAAATGCTACAACGTTTCCATTAGAGACATTGGTTTTCTATGTTCTTGGTTATGCTGTTTCTGCCAAATTCGATAAACACAGCCTATTCGGAGAACCCGGATATGATAACTGTGTTAGCGTATATGGTGATGACTGCATCTTGCGAACAGAGAATTGTAAAGCTTTTATGAGTCTCTGTGAACATGTTGGATTAATTGTAAATGTCGATAAGACTTACATAGATCCAGGCCAGTTTTTTCGTGAGTCATGCGGCGGTGATTTTATTCACGGTCGTAACGTTCGCCCTTATTATATAAAGGCGCCTCACAATTGTAAGAAAAGTAGTTTAGAACCATGGTTGTATATCAATATGAATCGTCTCTTTGAGAGGTACAGAACGTACTTCGGAAACGATACTTACATATACGAACTTGATAATTTGATTACCTATTTCTCACAGTTGTTCATGAGGTTCGAACTTACCCTTAAGTTTGTGCCCGTGGATTTCCCTGACGATGCTGGTTTAAAAGTCTATGATTTTAAGCGGTATTTCACCGCTTTCTCCTGTAAAGGAGTGACTTTTTCACCCGTACTCTATAACGAACAAGATGGACTCTATTTATTCAACTACTGTAGGTTTAATTACAATGATACCTTACCCAATTGCCCCGAGTTTCAATATTGGAATAGACTCAGATTTCCAGATATCTACCGAAAGTTTCGGTTTGTTTCTAGATCTACTGTTACATCTATTCGATTTGATTGCCCAGTGCTTCGGTTGAAGGTATTTGATTGTGTTATTCTGCAGAGTGAAGAAGAGTCCCGCTTTAAGTATGGAGAAGTCAGAAGAAATGGAGGATACAATGTAGGACGAGCTTTCACATCAAGGTACGACTTAGGTCGCGCTGACTTTGTGAAACACACCAAGTTGCGTATGAAAAATACGCACAAAGAAACAGACATTTCCTTGTTTATTTCTTG